TTATTGTGATTCCTCTTTTTGTTTGCCTTGTAACATGTCGCTGATAAACGTTGAAGCATCCCTTTGCATGTTTGGCATTAAATGTGAGTAGGTGTTAAGTGTAATCTGTATATCTTTATGGCCTAGTCTTTCTTGAACAACTTTAGGGTGAAACTTAGTTAATAGCAAAGAAGCGTGCGAATGTCTGAGATTGTGGAAGGGGATATCAGGTAATTCTAATTGTTTTAAGTATGCTTTGAACTGTCTCAATAAATTTCTAGGATTAATGGGGTTGCCTGTTTCTGTACACGCGACTAAGTCTTTATTTGTATAAAGTTTTCCGTTTAATTTCTGTTCTTTTCGTACTCTTTCTTTTTGTTTTGTTAAGATGTGGATATCGTGGTCTGACAAATCAATCGACCTTATACTTGATGATGATTTCCCCCCATATTTCAATTGACCGCCTGAATGTTCTAACGTCTGAACAATCCTTAATACTCCATTATTAAAATCAATATCTTTAAATCTGAGTCCCAAAATTTCGCCTTGTCTTAAGCCGAACGAAATAGCAAGCCAAAACGCAATGTAATATCGACTATTTCTAGTGTGATCAAGAAACAAAGACATTTGTTCAGGTGTCCACACCTCTACTTCTTTTCGTTTTACAGACGGCTTGCGAACCTTTTCGACAGGATTTTTATTAATTAGTTCATCTTCAACAGCCGTCCTCATTATGTTGTTAATCATATGGTATATCTTTTTAACAGTTGCAGCTGATAAGCCTGATTTAACTAATCTATTGATGAAAAGCTGAACAGTCTGAGTGGTTACATCTGCCAACTTGATACTCCCGAGTGCAGGGAGTATGTGATTTTTTAAATTATAATGGTACACTTTCAAAGTTTGATTACTCACATCAGGAGTTTTTATATTTAACCATCGATTGACGACCTCAGAAAAAACGATATTTTTTGAATTGTTTAAATCACCAGCATGAAACATTTGAATATCATTTCTAAGTGCCTCTTCTGCGTCTTTCTTTAATTTAAAGCCACCACGTTTTCTTTGTTTTCTTTTTCCATTTTCATCTTTTCCCATGTCGAAAACATAATACCAATTTCCGTTGCGTTTATCTTTTTTAACGCTTGCCATTATTTTTTTCCTCCTGATAATACTGTTTGTACAGCTTTGCCCCTCTTTCCTGTAATTTTCGCATCACTATCTGATTGATTTCTCCCTGGTGATCTTCTATAAATTTTAAATAAGTAGATAAAATGATATCACTTTCGAAGTAATGACTTTGTTTGCGTAATTCTACAGCATCCTCATCTTCTTTATCTAATCCTTCACTGTTTAAAAAAGTTTCTGCCTTTATTTTTAAAAAGGTGTTTTTTGTAGCAGGTATATGGGTGTGTGCACCAGCTTTATACACAGTGCTTTCTTTGAAATTATCCCCATCTGCATTAATTTCTATATACTCTGCAACATCATCTGATATAGGCATTCTAACAGCAAGAATGATTTTTCTGATAGTCTCAAGACTATTTTTTCTTTTGCCGAATTTTCCGTTCTCAATATTTGAGATTGTACCTTGTGAAACACCTGCCCTTTCAGCTAACTCTGCAGAGCTTATGCTCTCAGATGTTCTGTAGGATTTAAATAATGCAGCTATTTTTTCATTCATATCATAAAACCTCCAAATTTCTTATCCTCATTATAACACAATTAAATAACAGGTAATTAAATAAAAAATATTAAATAACTATTGATTTATTAATTATTTAATTATATGATTGGTTCATGCCTACAAAATAGGATGAATCAGAAAACTGAAGGGGGTGAATGTATGACGCAAGAAGAACTAAACACGCTTTTAGAGAAAGTTGCACTTGATGTGCAAGATATTAGACGTATCACAGGAGCAGGAAGAGACACTGCATATGCATTATGCAAAAGTGGAAAGTTTCATGTGGTGAGAGTCGGTAAGAACAGAATTAAAGTACCTACAGAAAGCTTTAAGAGATGGTGGTATGGTGAAGGCCATTATGCTTAATAAACGAATACATACATAAGCAACACCCTATAACATAATCGGAGTGATCCAAATGAACAGTTTCTACATATCTAATAGAAAAATAGACTGGCACTACTCCAACTCGACTTAGAAAAATAAAGCTACAAACGATCCTTGAAAATTAAATAAACTTTTTTACATAACTGTCTTACGAGTGTCTTACGAAAGCCATTTGTTATTAGAATGTTTACTTTTGCCTACATTATAGGTGAGAGCAAAAAATCAAAACAAAACTGGAGGAATTTTATTGGAAAATAAATTAGTATTTGTAAAAGAAAACGAAGTGGTAACGGACAGCGTGACGATTGCGGAGATGTTTGATAAAGAACACAAAAACGTTTTGAGAGATATTGCAACTCAGATGGAATATGCAGGTGAAGAATTCTCACAGCTCAATTTTGAGCCGTCAACTCATGAAGTGCGAGGCAAACAATACCCGAAATACGATCTAACAGAAGAAGCGTTCACATTAATCGCATTCAGCTACAACACAAAAGAAGCTGTTCAGACGAAAATCAGATTCATTCAAGAGTTTAAGCGAATGAAAGAGTATATCCAATCACAGGAACGTCCGAAAGCGATGAGCGATAAAGAAAGCCTGCTTGCAAGTATGAAGCTAACGATTCAATTAAATGAAGATGTTGATGGAATGAAAGAAGACATCAAGCAACTACGTCATGATATTGATAAAAGAATCACTCTTGATTACTCACAACAGCAAGCAATGAGAAATGCAGTTAACAGACGTGTGCATAAGCTGTGGAACGAAGGCATGATTGATAAATCAATTTATGAAAAAACACGAAGAGTTTACTCAGCTCTGTGGAAAAATTTAAAGGATGCATACAGAGTGAATGCCTACTCGAACATTTCACAAAAAGATTTTGATGAAGCTATGAGCTTTGTAGAGGGATGGAGACCGATTTTTAATGGGAAATATTCAGCGTGAAAATTTACACCTAATTGGAAGCGAGGTGATTTATAATGAGAGATATGCAAAACTTCTCATCTTGGCAACTGGCACAAAACATAATGATGCATGAGTTCATAGCGCAAAACGATGATCTATTAGACCGATTTGCATTATGGCTTCAGCACAACAGGCATATCAAAGAATTTGACTTGCTCCCAAAGAGTGAAGTCAACAAGATGATCAAGCTATTTGATCCTGCAGCTGATGTTGAGATAGATAAAGAATTGCAATTCATATAGAGGAAACTAGGGGGATATTGGATTGAGCAAATTAAAAGCATTCATCAAAAGCAAGTGTGAAGACGATTCTTCGCTTGCAGCAAAATTGGCATCTATTGCAGGTTACTCTCAAACATCAGGATTGTACAAATTTCTTAATATCAGTGGAAAAGAAACGAGTGACTTGCAGATGATCATTGATATGATAAAAGAAATTGATCCAGATAGAGAGATTGATTTGATGTGTGACTACATATTCACGCTTGATCCAGGTAAACAATGTGCAAGACAGGCTTTGGAATACTTGTCTGTTAACGCTCAAAGTGAAAAGCTTGATGATTATATCGAATTTGTTTTAAGTAACACTGGGAATGGTAAAACCATAGAGTGGGCAAAGACGTACAAGTTGCAAAGGGATGCAGAAAAAGGTCTAGTGAATTTTGAAAATTTAATCAGATCACTAGGGAACTTAAAACTAAAGACTGAAGAAATGCAGGTCTACAGTATGATCATCCCGATGTATCCAGCATTATGGAACAACTATTTCAATAGACTTGAATCATTATCTGAAAATGTTTTTATTGATAATCTGGAAGATTCGTATGTTAAACAATCATTCCACAGTAGGTTGTTGTTACTTCTAGCCAACTGTGCTTTTAACCAAAATCAGCTTGGTAAGGTTCAACACTACACCGACTATTGCATCCTTAATTCAAATGTTAGAAGAATCACAGCATATTCTTACTTAACTCAAGGCAACTCTTTAATGCTTACTGATTACTCAACAAGCAAGCGTTGCTTTCTCTCAGCTTTAGAACACTCAACTGAAAATAGAGAGAGATCAATTCAAGCATTAAGAAGCTTGTGCTTCCTTGAAAACTTATGGAGTAAAGAAAATAAATGGTTACAGTATGACTCAGATGAAATCACTGATAGACAAGAAGTGGCTCACGCTTACATCCGCAAGGGAGAACTAGAGCTCGCTAAATCGATTTTAGATAGCCTAGAAGCCGAGGAACACGATGACAACCAGTTAGGTATGCATATGTACCTCAAAGGTCTGTTGCATCGCTCAGAGGACTATTTCTATAAGTCTATTAGACACTTCAAATTAAGTGGGGACAAATTCTCTGTTGGCTTTCCATTGCTTGAACTTGAAAAGTTAGGCGCAGATAAACTCATTCTAGAAGTATTGGCAATTTAACAATAAAAACTTGTCACTTGAAGGGAGGTGAAAAAATGAAAAAAGTATTCGCACTTACTATTGTTGTAGCTGCAATTTTCTTCGGAGGTGTAGCTACAGGTACACAAATTGATACGGCTTCTGACTACAGCACAGCAGGATTTGGTCGTGGCGCTTAATTAAATGCTTTACATATTAGAAAGGTGGGGAGATTGAATCCCTGCCTTTTTGATATATGAGCGCTCAGGCGCACATTTGATCTTAAAACAAAAGGAGAATTAATTGACACGTACACTGTTGATTTTGGTCGAAGTTGATAAAATAAGGGTGAGGGAGGATTCAATGAAACCAAACGATAATGAAAAATCATCGGTTGAATCAGATAAAAAGAAACGCATTAGGGAAGCCTCGAAATACATAAATAGGCAATATGATAAGTGTCTTCGTATGTTATCTGAGCAAGGTGAAGGTGCATCATCAAAAGATTTTAAATAAAACTTTAATTTTATTCAGAAATGGAGAAAACGAATGAAACGATCAAAATATTTTTTCTGCTACTCGCATCACGTACATAAGAAACTTTTAGAAGCTGGATGTAATTTTGTATGTAAAGCATTTACACAGCAACAGAGAGTGTTCTGGCTTTATGAGAACGACGAAAAGGTTAGTGGAGTACTAAGTGAAGTGAAACCAAAGAATGCCTAGAATGGCCAATTAAGCAGTAATATATAGACAGGAGAATGCTATTGAATAAAACCTTTAAAATACAAATTGCGAATGATGTTATTAGAAACCCTGACATTTCAAGTGAAGAATTTTCAGTTTATGCTGTTCTGATAAGGCTTTACTTCTCTAAAAAGGAGAAAGTGAATCCGATTCAAGTTAACCATAAACGAATTAGTGAACGTTTGGGAATACCAAAGAACGAGACTTTGAAAAAATACATAAATGGGCTTTATGAGAAAGAATTGATACTTAATAAGGTTGATGGTTTACCAAGAAAAGGCTTAATAAACATAACGCTAAATGAATCCCGACTACCTGTTAAGGGTAGTAATATAACTTTCACTCAAGCCACTGAGAGCATTGTATCATCCGAGTGTGTGTCGCAAATTAAAATGAAGGGTATAAGGCTCTACTTCTATTTAAAAAGCTACATGGACACAAGACACACTCCTTCATTTGCTTATCCAGGTATGGATAGGATTTCCGCAGAAACAGGTGTTGCAAAAAACACCATTAGAAAACATTTATCTCTAATGAAAAACAAAAGGTTTATTGATATTCAACATTCGGATAAGCAAAGTTCTGCAGAGTCTTATTATGGTGAAGATGATCAAGTTATTACCACTGGTTATCAGAACAAGTACTTTTTATATGATCATCACATCGATGAATATGCACGAAAGAATAGCGTTTTATCATGTGGTTGAAACCCAGTGTTCATGCGGAGCGCAAAAAAAGGAAGATGAAGGTTCAAAAAAAGGAAGATAAGGGTTCAAATTATGGTACATAAATTGCGCCCTAGTAATTAGTATTTAATATTAAGTTTATAATACTAAGCTTATAAGATTAAGTATATACGCAGCGCAAAAATTGCGCTTCGTTTTTGTTCAAATTTTATTTATATCATTGGAGGATGATTTATTGACTAAACAAAACAAAGTAAACAACAAGCCTATTTACATTCAGTCTATTGAAGCAAGTCATTTGTATGAACATATGAATAGAGGTAAAAACATTCCTAAAAATTACACAGGTTTGATCCCTTATAGCCTTGAATCTATCAAGCTCAGAAAAGAAGGGCTGCAATTCACAACGCTAAAACATTCAGGTAAGGATGTAAGCGATGATGTAATCAATGTTAAATTTTCTTCAAAGGTACGATCAGTGAAGGCTAAAATCAAAGAGAAGCAAAAAGAGAAAGATAATCCTGGAACAAAGGAGAAACGGAAAGAAAGACTCGATAGAGAAATTGAATTTTTACATACAAAGTTAAACCAAACAGAATGGCAACACGAAGTTAAGGTTAACAGTCTGAGAGAAAAGCTTTACGAAAATGGGTTCGCAATTAGAACCATTGACAAGGAGACAGGCGAAATTGTCTCTGATGTGAAATATGTTGTATATAAAAGATCAAGCAGTAAGAGTCGAACAGGGCAATGCTTGTTCATCAAAGAATCCTTACATAAGAAAATGATTGAGTGGTCTAGGATGTATCTTCCGTTCAAAAAGGATCAACGAGTTGACTTGGCTGGATTACTGGCCTATGAGTCACTTGTGGGAAGCTCATTAGAATCCACTGTACATATTGATCCAAAACATATCCTGCTTGTCGATGATAAGACGAGTGAATTTAAAAAAGTTTGTAATGTAGTTAAAACAGGCAAAAACGATTTCCTTGATAGCGTTGAACAAGAAGAGATTGTATCTAACAGTCTTTTTGATGGGGAGTCATTATTGTCATCAGAGTTTTTCAATGAAGGTACGTCAATGATGCTATTACGTAATCACATGTTTAAATCAGCTGCGTTCAATTGCAACATTCAACAATTCCTAAAAGATCATTGTCCAAAAGGTGTGGAATATGATCAATGGGAGTTAGAGAATATGTTTGGGCAGAAGATGAAAGCATCTGACGTTAAGTTCATTTGCACTCCAACATCACTAAAAGCATTGAAATTTAGCAAAGTTTTAGGTTCTGAGTTGGATTTGTGGGAGCATTGGAAGAACCTTATTGAATCAGAAGGGAATGTTTGGGGAGTCGTTAAGCATGAAAAAGAATCTAAGCGAGGAAAGAATGAATTAGATCAGACTCTACAGCAAACTTCATACCAAATGATTAACTGTTTACCTATACATAAGCAAGGCGTTGAAGACCTTCTTCAATATGAAATTGATTATACATATGGCTTGAAGAATGACACAGAGAAATTCATAGAACATATCGAAAAGAAGAAAAACGACATAAATACAAATGAAATGATGGTTGCTGTTTATAGAAGAAACGAACAGTTCGCTCAAACCTCACTCTTCAAAGACTTTCGAAAAACAGAAATACATAACCATGTTGAATACGTAAAGAGAGGCAAAGTTAGATTGCCAGGTGATTATTGTGTTCTTCTAGGTAATCCAATTGAATACCTTTACCACGCAATTGGTCAGGAACCTCAGCGACAAGTATTAAAAGGTAATGAAGTACATACGTCAATGTTTGAATCAGAAAAAGAAGTGGTTGCTTTCCGAAACCCAAATACATCACCTTCAAATGTTCTTGTGGTAAAGAATAAGATTGTGAAAGAAATTGATACATATTTTAACCTCTCACGTAACATCGTTTGCGTAAACGCAATTGACTTTGAGATACAAGACATTCTGTCTGGCTGTGATTATGATTCAGACACTATGGTTATTTTTGATCATCCTGCTCTTCTTGAAGTCGGAAAACAATGCTTTGGTAAGTATAAAGTGTGCTTGAATCGTGTAGAGGGAGAAAGTCTTCCATATAGATTGAACAATTTGGATATGTGTAAGATTGACAATCAGCTGTCTGAAAGTCAAAAGAATATTGGTCGAGTAACAAATATCGGTCAAAATTGCATGTCTATTTATTGGGATATGATTTCAAAGGGTGAAACAGAAGGGCGAGATTATCTGTTGAAGAGAATTGATGTAATGACCGTACTATCTGGAATTTGCATTGATCTGGCAAAGAAATTTTACAAGATTGATATAAAGAAAGAAATCAGTCATGTTGAAAAAGCCCTTGGTCTACAGAAAAGAGCGAAACCGAAGTTCTGGAAATGTGTTAGCTCTAACACTTCAAATAACACAGAGCAACACGAATGCCCTATGGATATTCTGTTTGATATTATGAGCAACTTGAAAAATGCAGAAAGAACCAATGGAGGTATTAGCGTGTCGGAGTTGCTTGTAAAAGCAAAGGTGAAAGATGGAGACAGAAACCAAAAAGGCAAGATTGAAGATTACATAGAGGAAATGTGCAATAAAATAAACAAAGCGTATAAATACATGGTTGAAAACGATAAAGATTCTGAGGAATATCTGATAATTGATGACGCATTCAGATTTTACAAATTTAAAATGCAGAAGCTTAAAGTTAAGCCACCTACAATGTATTCGATCCTTAGAAAGATTGACAAAAGCAAGGAGAAAAAGAGGTTCATGAAAGTTTTGTTTGATACACAGCAGGACACATTCTTGAATGCATTTAAACAAAAAAACACACTTTTAAACACAAATAGCCCGAAAACCGCATAGAATCAAGGTTTTCAGGGTGGTGTCTAAGTTGAGTAATAGTAAGGGAAGCTACAGTGTAAAGATCGATCCGTTTGTTGCCGCACGAAAACTTTGTAGCCAGTAGTGCTAGTTTCCTTTACTCATTTTTACGGTTGTATCATCTCCTCCAAGTTGATACAACACTTTCATTTAATTCTCCTTTTGTTTTAAGTGTACTGAACAATAGTTCGGTGCGCTGCTTAATTCAAGGACAATTAAACATACTTACGCTATTTTTATTGATGAGTTCATTATAAGTGACTTTTCAACGGAAAGCAAGACTTTTATTGTTTTGGTCTGTGATGCAGCAGACAAGCAACAAAAAAGAGTAACAGGGAATGGGATAGAGGTGAGATGCTCTATCGTTAGACAGTGAAAAGGGTGGGTGAGATTCCACCCTAAAATTAAACAGAGGAGTTTTAGAATGACGAAAGTATTTATTAAAGAAGGCCAAGCAGTTACAGACAGCAAGTTGATTGCGGATGAGTTCGGAAAGAGACATGACAGTGTGATTAGAACAATTGAGAGCTTAGAATGTAGTAAAGATTTTACTGACCACAATTTTGTGGTGAGTGAGTATACGGACTCTACAGGGAGAAAATTGAAAAAATTCGATCTTACATATGATGGGTTTGTTTTTGTGGCGATGGGATTCACTGGCAAGAAAGCAGCTAAACTCAAAGAGGAATATATTAATGAGTTTAATCGTGTTAAAAAAGCACTCGAAGAGAAATCAGAAGATTTTATGGAGATTACTGATAAAGCAAGACAAAAGGATATCACACTTAAAGAGATCAACGAAATCCGTTTTAGCGAAAAGCGAACAATTGGGACATTCGAGAATACTAAACCAGAAGATACCGCAAATGTTTTTAACGACTTTATTGAACATGTTCAACAGTTGCATGCAAAAACAAGAATCGTAAGATGTAAAAGTGCGATAGCTGGGTTAACAAGACTAGAAGATAGAATGATTAAAGAAAACCCAGTGAAACATTTCGGTGATTGTTATAACGTTCAACAATATATTATCAAATTAAAAGATATTTGGCATAATGCTGAAAATAAACACAATGGTGGAGTTAAAAGCGCACAAGTACGAGAGATTAATAGACTTAAAGAGGAAATTGCGTAAAACATATTTAGCTTCAGTTTAAATAAAACTCACTTCTGGATTAGAACAAACTTCGGTAACAACTTCAAATACATAACCCTAAAAAATACTAAGAATATTGGAGAGAGTGTCTATGATGCTCTCTCTCTTTAAATTGGAGGAGAACGAATGGAACAATTAGATAAATTAATCGATGCACAACAAAAAGCTGGAGAAAGACTGGATGAAATGTTTGCGACATTTGAGGATAATTTGTTTATGAGTGAATCAAAGAAGACTGATGCTTATTTTGAAAACCTACATAAAAAACGCAATGATAATAATGGAGAAATTGTATTTGGGAACGTTAGACCAATAGTTGATACACTTTATCGTGGTGATGAAACTTACGGAACAGTGATTAGTGGTTATGAAATTGATTACTATGCAGATGAGGAAGTTCCAGAAGGAGTTATTAAATTCAACAAGGAACTATTGGGCAAGACTTATAATGAGACTGCTGCAAACGTACGGAAGATGTTATATAGAGGAGTCGAGCAATGATTGAAAATCCAGCGTTAATTGAAATTAAATTGCATGAAGAAGATGGAATACCAGTAGTGTTTTATAAAGGAGAAGAAATTACAAACAGAGTGAAAATTCACTTTGAATGGAATACTGATGAAGGTGATGAAAAGCCGTTCAATCTTGAGATTCAAAGGTTACATACAAATGATTTTGGAGCATTTTTTAAAGAAACGATCAAACATGATAAAGGGGTGGTATCAAGAGATTCAGTAAGCTTAATTGAATTAGTTGAATAATGGTATAATCTTCTTGGGAGGGGATTATATGAAAGTATTTATAGCTATTCTGATCCTAATGACACTTGCTGCTTGTTCGAGTGTAAAAGAACAGAATGAATCAAACAAAGAGAATGTTAAGGAAGAAACAACAACATCATCTGAAGAAGGTTCATTCGAAGTAGACACAGATGATAAAGCGTCCGTTGAAGAGAATAAAAACAACCTGGTCGAAAATGCACAAGAAATAACTGCGGACGAATTAAAAGAAGAATCATCTATCGATGACCAAGTTAAGGTGTCAGGTGATATCGTAACTGTAGCTAATGATGGAAGTCCGCTTGATTATCTGATGCTTTCAAATGAAACAGGAACGTTTACTGTGTTCAATCTAACTACAGATACATACAATCCAGGTGATGATATAACTGTTTATGGCAATGTTGACAAAGCGCAAGATGGAAGCAAGATGATAACTGGAATAGTAATTGAAACAAACTGAAGCGTCCTGTTGGATGCTTTTTTTTATTTTTATGGAGGGAAGATAATGAGTAGCGACAAAGGAATCTTATGTGACAAATGCGGAAAACATTTTGTTATCAGTTCGATAAAAGAAAGAAAACTCGACAACGAAACTAATGTGAGTTACTTCAAGTGTGATCATTGTCAAGAGGAGTACAGATACTTCTACAATGATAAGTTTGTTAGAAAGAATGTTATGGAGATCAAACATTACCAGAAAAAGATCAAAGCACTTGAGGATGCAAACATGCTACGTGTCCATGAGTTGAGATTAAAGTTTGAGGAATAGTAATGAAAGGATCTCTAAAACTATGTGCAAAGGTAATGTGTCCTAACCTTACGAGAGATAAGTATTGTGAAGAACATAAAGAGGCTGCCGATGAGTCTCAAATTAATAGAAGATTCTATGATCAACATAAAAGAAATAAAAAATCAAAACAGTTCTACAACTCTACAAAATGGAAGAGTGTTCGTGATAGAAAGAAGCGAGATAAAAACAATCTGTGTGAATTCTGTTTAGAGAATAAGAAACTTAATGTGGCTGATGTATGTGATCATATCGTACCTATTATGGTTGACTGGAGTAAGCGATTAGACTATGACAACCTACAGATGCTATGTCATGAATGCCACAATAAAAAGACCAGAGAGGATGAGTTAAGGTATGGCGTATAGTTTAGAATTACATGAAGAAGGTACTGGGAAAATTGTAGATGTGTGGGTAGATAGCGAGAAGAAGTGGGATGATATAGTTCAAAGAAGTCTTACATACCAACAAGCTAAGGCAATATATCCAGACTTAGAGTTGCAAGATAGAGATACGTATAACGCATTCATCGAGGAAACTTCAGATAATCTTGCAGCTAAATTGAGAACAATCTTAGGTCACATGGAAAACTTAGAGAGAGAAAGAGAGATATATCTTAGAGAGATGAAAGGAACTGCACTCGCTTTACAAACACTAGACAAACACTTCCTTATTAGAATCGATGGAAGATATTCAGTAGATTGCTTTCTTGAAAAGATGAACTCAAGATTAAATACACCCCCCGTACCTAAATCTCTATAAAAGAACATTCTGTAGACCCCACTCCCCCCAACCTACGGTGAATTTCCTTTTTTAAACCTTCCCTTTTGAATCTGTAAGGAGGTGGTAAATTGGCAGGTAGATCAAGCAAGCCGATTTCTGTAATAAAAGCAGAAGGTAAAACACATTTAACAAAGGAAGAGATTGCTGAAAGAGAAGAAAATGAAAGTAAATTAAAACCCAAAAACGACAAAATTAAATGTCCAAATTGGCTCGATAAAGATGCAAAAAAGGAATGGAAAAGAGTCATAAAAGATTTAGTTGAGTTAGAATTAATTACAAATTTAGACACTGTGGCACTGGCTATATACTGTGATGCCTACTCTAATTACCTGAAAGCCTCTAAAGCAATTCAGGAGAGTGGAACAACCGTAGAACATACCAATGCTGCAGGTAACACAAACACAGTTGTAAGTCCTAATGTACAAGTCCAGACTAAATATGCTGATTTGATTAGAAAACAGTCAACAGAGTTGGGATTGACCATAAGTTCACGTTTGAAATTGGTTGTTCCTGAAAAAAAGATAGAAGAAAATAAATTCAGTGAGTTTATGTAAAATGAATAGAGTCACGGAATACGCTACAAAAGTTTTGAATGGAGAAATTGTAGCGGGAGAACTTGTTAAATTAGCTTGTAAGCGGCATATGGACGATTTAGATCGACAAGGGACAGAAGATTTCCCTTATGTATTCGATGAAGATAAAGCCAACAGGGTGCTTAAATTCTTCGAAAAGCTTAAATTCACCAGTGGAGAATCAGACACAAAAGGAAAACTGATCGAATTAAAGTTGTTTCAGTGTTTTATTTTAGGATCTGTTTTCGGTTGGATACATATGGAAAGTGGATATAGAAGGTTTAACAAGAGTTTTAATTTACTTGCAAGGAAAAACTCTAAATCTCTTTTAAATAGCGGCATAGGACTATATATGACTGGTTTTGATGGATATACCGGTGCACAAACTTACATGACTGCAACTATTAGAAGTCAGGCAAGGATATGTTGGAAAGAGACAGCGAATTTCATAAAAGAAGACAAAGATTTGTTGAAAATGTTCAAAATACGTGAACACGCTAGTGAAATTGAATGCAAGATTAATGGAGGGACTATTGTCGCTCTTGGTAAAGACACAGGTACAATAGATGGGTTTAATCCTCACTGTGGCATCATCGATGAGTACCATGCGCACAAAGACAATCAGATGGTTAAGCTTCTTGAGAAGGGGACTGTAAGACAAAAACAAAGTTTAATATCAATTATAAGTACAGCTGGTTATGATTCAACTTCACCTTGCAAAATTGAACAAGATTACTGTGAAAAGATTTTAAAGGGCGTAGTGAAAAACGATAAGTATTTTGTATATATTGCACAATTAGATAAAAAGGACGACCCCTTTGATGCTAAAAACTTTATTAAAGCAAACCCTTTAGCAGCAGAAGATAAGGATTCACTTGAAAAGTTAATCGATTTTTCTAAAGAGGCGAAAGAAAAACAAGGCGATGATTTAAAGGATTACCTGATAAAATCTATGAATGTGTGGATGGATTCAAAACAACAGAGCTCTTACATGCCGATTGAAAAATGGAAAGCAGCAGGTTTAGACAAAGGAGAGTTCCCTGATTTAAAAGGTACTGAATGTTACGTTGGGATTGATTTGGCTACAACTGACGATAACTGCTCTGTATCAACAATTCACCCGTTACCTGACGGAAGATTTGCTGTACAAAGTCACTCGTTTGTCCCTGATGAGATGATGCAATATAAAATTAAAAATGAAAAAGCTCCTTATGACTTATGGGAAAGGGAAGGATGGATAACTAGAATACCTGGAGCGGTTAATGATTATAGAGATGTAGTGAAATGGATAATTGATATGGCGAAAAAAGAAGATTGGAAAGTGAAGCAAGTGCATTATGATGCGTTTGATGCTTCACAAGTGAGAATTCTACTCGAAGAAGAGGGATATACTGTGGTCGAAACTCCTCAAAAGGCAGTAAATCTTTCTCCAGCAACCAAAAACTTCAAACACCTCGTTTTCCAAAATAGAGTGATTCATGATAATAACCCTTTGTTAACATATTCCATGTACAACGCTGTAACTGATGGTGATGAATACGCATATAAGCTTTCAAAGAAGAAATCAAAAGAAAAAATTGATAGTGTTGCTGCTCTTATGAATGCACACACAGGAGCTATGCTGCACGAATATAGCAACAGCTTAGATAAACATATACTGAAAGATGATTTTGGTTTTTAGGAGGTGTATTTTGAAAACTATTTTAGGCAACATCATGAATAAGTTCAACAGTTTTAAAGGAGTCGTGAAACTAACATGGGGCGACTTTTTTCTGTTATCAGGATTACTCCTAATCATTCTAACATCTTATGGGATCAGCCTTAATTTCGGTAATTATTTACTAGGTGGAATCCTTATTTCTTGGGGTGTTCTGCTGTGGAAAGGAGGTGAAAGATCATAATCTTAGATAAGATTTTTAAAAACAGCGCAACAAATTGGAATGGGTTAGGAGCGTTCTCTTCTTTAAGTATTTCAAGTAGTGGTGAAGTCATTACACCAGAAAATTCACTTAACATAGGTGCTATCTTTGCTGCTGTTGATATTAAGGCTCGACACACAGCGAAGTTGCCGTTACAAGTGTTCCGAAAAACCGAGAATGGGAGACAGAGAGCTATAGACCATCCTGTTGTTAAGCTTTTAGAAAAACGACCAAACTCACTCCAAACACCATATGTATTTAAGCACACAATAACAGTCCACAGAAATTTGTGGGGGAATGCTTATGTGAGAATTGTGACTGGAAAAAATGGATATCCGAAAGAGCTGAAGATTCTTGAACCTAATAGAATTAGAGTCATTGAAGATGTTAATGAGGATATATGGTATTTATATCAAGGTAAGAATGGGGATATTAAGAAATTTCACTCAGAAGAAATATTGCACATTCCTTATTTATCTATTGATGGAATAGTTGGCAAGTCTCCAGTAACCATCGCAAGAGAAACTGCTGGGACTATGAAGGCGGCACAGAAATATGTGGGGTCTTTCTATAAAAATGGAACTACTACCAAAGGGATTTTGAAAAGCGAAGAAATACTCTCAGGAGAGGCTAAAGAGAAAGTTAGACAGGCGTGGGAGGAAGCTAACTCTGGTCTAGATAATTTTAACAAAGTTGCCGTTTTAGATGGGAAGTTTGATTATCAACCGTTGTCGATGAACCTAGTTGATGCTGAGTATATTGCAACTCAAAAATTTAATATCGCTGAAATTGCCAGGATATTTAACGTTCCATTACATATGCTTTCTGAACTTGATAAGAGCACGTTTAATAACATTGAACACCAGTCTATGGAGTTTGTTTCTAACACGATACAGCCTGAATTAGTGGCCATTGAAGAGGAATTGAATTATAAGTTATTCACTGACAGCGACTCTGACCATTATGTGAAGTTTAATATTAGAAGTTCGCTAAGAAGCGATGATGAATCACGTTCAAATTATTATAAAACCATGACTGACATTGGGGCTTTGAGCATCAATGATGTACTAAACCTAGAAGATATGAATGGAATAGGTGAATCAGGCAACTCCCATAGAGTTAGTTTAAATTCAGTTTCTATCGATATTGCAGATGACTACCAATTAGGTAAATCAAATGCTTTAAAAGGAGGTGATTCAAATAGCGAATAAATTCTTACAGATTAAAAACCAATCTGAACAATCAGCGGATGTGTATTTCTATGGAGATATAGTTAGTTCTGAATGGGGTAAATGGGAAGATTCTGACACATGTCCTGAAGATGTCAGAGACTTTTTAACACAAGTAGAAGGCGTAAAGAATCTAAATATTTACGTCAATAGCGGAGGTGGCTCTGTATTTGCAGGACTTGCAATTTACAACATGTTGAAAAGAAACAATGCTTTTAAAACAGTTCATGTGGATGGTTTAGCTGGATCAATCGCATCTGTTATTGCTATGGCAGGGGATAAAATAGTGATCCCTTCAAACGCCTTTCTAATGATCCACAAGCCGTGGAGTGGCGTTGTAGGCAATTCTGATGACATGAGAAAAACTGCTGATGACCTTGATCAAATTGAGCAAGGAATTCTTAACGTGTATGCAGAGAATTTAAAAGAGGGGGTAGATATCAACACTATTAAGCAAATGGTCAATGATGAAACTTGGTTGAATGGCTTTGAAGCTTCAAGATACTTCAATGTCGAAGTATCCCAAGAAAATGAAATGGTCGCTTGTACCTCTGATTATTTCAAAAACTACAGTAAAATACCTCAACAATTTACAAAACCCCAAAATCAACCCAAAGAAACAAAGAATGAACAATCCCAACAAAATAAAATCAATCAAATGTTAATTGAGCTATCAATTATTTAAGCTCAAATATAGGAGGAAAAATATTGAATAAAGAACTAAGAGAACTATTGAAGCAAATCAACAACAAAAAGGCTGAGGCTAAGAGCTTGCTAGAGCAGAAAAACTTAGATAAAGCTAAAGAAGTAAGTGATGAAATTGAAAATCTGCGTAAAGAATTTGAGATTCAATCTGCATTACTTGCTGATGACAAAGAAGATTTGGCATTTGAAGATAAATTTAATGATAAAACTACCAAAGCTGATGAGATGGAAGCGTTCAATAAAGTAATCAGAGGTGAAACGCTTACTGCTGCTGAGAATGCAATGCTAACAGGTGATGGGAATAGTGAAAACTACTTAGTGCCAAAAGATGTTCACACTCAAATTACTGAACTTAGACGTGAATATAAATCTGCAAAAGATCTAGTAGGTAATTATCCTACAACAACACTTGAAGGTTCTTTTGTGTATGAAAGCAATGGCAAAATTGTTGAATTAGAGAATTTTACTGATGGTGAAACAATTCCTGATAGCGATAAACCTCAATTCAAAACTGTCTCCTATAGTGTTAAAGATTACGGAGCTCTTCTCCCTGTTTCAAGAAAACTTTTAAAGAATGAAACTGGTGGCTTAGTTACTTATTTAGGAAAGTGGTTTAATAAAAAGGCTATCCAGACTGAAAACACTAAAATCTTTGCTGAATTAAAGAAAGATAAGACTCCAAAAGTTCTCAAAGGCTATTCTGACCTTAAAACTTCTATCAATAAAGATCTTGATCCTACTTTACAAATCGGCATGAGAATCATTACAAACCAAGACGGCTTTGAGCATTTGGATAACGAAAAAGATGGTTTTGGGCGACCTATTCTAGAACCGAATCCAGTAAATAAAACTCAAAAGATGATTAATGGGACAGTGATTGAAGTTTTCTCAAACGCAACACTTCCAACAGAGAAAAAGAAAGCACCAATCTTTTATGGTGCAACAACGGAAGGAGTCACATTCGTAGAACGTGAACAAATGCAATTAGATATGTCAGATCATGCTCTATTCAATAAAAACCAAGTTGCGTTGCGTTTAATCGAATCTTTTGATGTTATTCCTGCTGATAAGGAAGCTTATGTGTATGGTCAAATTGACTTAACTGCTACACCTGAGCCTACACCAATGCCTACTGAACCTGAGCCTACTGAATAAATAGGGGTGATGGAATGTTAGAAGAGGTGAAGCAATATCTCTCTATAGAAGAGGATTGGAGTGGGGATGATAAACTCCTCACTCTTCTTTTAAATGCAGCTGTCAATCATTTCACTAAGCTTGGGATCACAGTAGACACTGATGATGATCTGCATAAGCTTGGTCTATTCCTGTTTGTGTCTCATCACTATGAAAATAGGCTACCAGTTACAGACTCAAGTGTGAAAAGTCTAGATTTCAGCTTAAAAAGTATTCTTACCCAACTGAGCATCGAAAGTTAGGAGGGATTTACTTATTTGAAAAATAAAAGCGCAGGAAAATACAACAAGAGTTTGATTCTTCAGAAGTGGGTTTCCTATCAAGATGACGAATTAAATACAATTGAAGAATACCAAGACATAACAGAGTTGAGAGGCTCTGTGAATGGTATGTTGAGAAATGCTGAAATGACTATTGCGGGGGCTTTAGGAGCTAAGTCTCCAAAGAGAATTGAAGTCAGGTATAGACCATTTATAACTAGAGACATGCGTTTTACATTAAGAAATGGAAAAGGACTAAATGGAGAGCAGTTATATAGGGTCTTTAATATTTTAGATATAAACAATGTTGAGGAAAAAAACAGAACATTGGAAATTCTATGTGAGGAGGTTGAGTTAAATAGCTAATCTCGATATCACAGGATTTGATCAAGTTATTTCTGAACTAATGCGTGTAGCTGATGATGTACAAAAAGTAGAAGACGTTGCATTAAAAACAGGTGGAGAAATAATTGCTGAAGAACAAAGAAAAACTGTCGGTGTGTCTGATAAGCAACAGCCTCATATTAAGGATAATATAGTTGTTTCTAGATCTAAAGAAAACAAAGCGCTTGAAAAGTTTGTAACGATAGGCGGCAATGGGAAGGTGAATTATCGTGTTCGTTTTTTAGAGTACGGAACTTCCAAGATGCGTCCTCATCCATTTATTGAAAAAAGTGCAGACAGCGCTGGTGATGCAGCTATGCAAGCTGTAGAAAGAATTTTAACAGGGGTGATTAAATGAGCTTAGATGCAGCTTCAGAAATCGCCTCCAAGTTAAAGTCGGACAAAGAATTAAATATTTTAGTTGAAGGTGGAATTCATAGAGGAATTGCGTCTGATTCGACCAAGTATCCGAGAATTATATTCCTTGAACTTAAAAACGCAGAAGATAACTTTTATGACAATGAATCACAAGGTTCAGAAGTACGTTATCAATTCAGTGTATTCTGTAATTCATCCACTGTTTCAAAAGAAAAGCTCATTGTTAAAGCATTAAATAAATGTATTAAAGAATTGGGGTATGTCAGATATGACTCTCAAGACTTGCCAGAAATTGAAGAGAAAATCTATCACAAAGCCTTGCGATATCGCAAGAGCTTTTTTAATTAGGAGGAAATTTATTGGGTAAAACAATTCACGGATTAGATATGTTTCATGTCGCAATCCTAACTGAGGACACATATGAAAGTCTGAAATACGAAAAACCAGAAAGGCTGCCAGGTGCAGTAAACGTATCAATTGATCCTAAATCTGAATCAGATTCATTTTATGCTGACAATGGCACTTATGATGTTACAAACAGTTTAGGTGATATTGATGTTGAAATTGAAGTAGCGGATTTACCGTTAAAGCTTCAAGAGAAAATTTATAATCAAAAGAGAGAAAATGGAGTTCAATTTTCAAGCAAAAATGATCAGACGGCTTACATTGCTTTGGGCTTTAGAGCGAAACAATCAAACTCAGAAAATTACAGATATACTTGGTTACTAAAAGGGCTTCCATCTCTTGTTGGATCTGAACATAAAACTGATGAAGCATCGGCAGAACGTTCTGTTCCTAAAATCTCTATTAAATTTATGCCTGTTGATTATGGCCAAAACAGATGGAAGGCTACCGCTGAGGATGGAGACAGTGAATTTACTAACGGGAAGAACTGGTTCAACGATGTTGTATTTGAGGGAAGTGTTTTCACATTAGCTTCGAAAACAACAACTGACAAATCTTAAGGAGTGCTTTATTGCGCTCCTTTTTTATATGAGGAGGAATAATATTTGAAACCATTAACAATTGAACTAAAGATCAATAACAAGAAAAAGAAGTTTACAACAAAACCATTTATTTCTGGCGAGCACTATAGACTAGCCGCCCAAACAGCAGAGGAACTAGAAACTACAGGATTTGAGGTGTACAACCTAGATCAGTACTGTTCTTTTGTTGCCGAAATCTTTGACAATCAATTTGATGTAGAGCAATTTGAAAAAGGCATTGATGCTAGAAATTTAAGAAATGTTGTATATGCAACTTGCGTTTATGTTGTGGGTGCAATAGATGAAGCATTGTCTCTTTTGAGTTCAAACAATGAAGTTAGTGAGGAAATGGGAAAGTAACATTAGTCGATTCAGTTTTAGATTTATATAACACACTAGCTGAACTCGGCTATTCTCAAAATGAAATAGATAGTATGGATTTACTCTACCATATAAAACGGCAAGCGAGATTAGTTGCAAATTCTAAAAGTGATGCACCTGGTAAAAAAGATGAAAAACTATATATCGATCAAATACCGTTATTTATTTAAGATTGGAGGTGGAAGATGAGTAATAGGCGTATTGGTGTTGAGTTATACGCAAACAGCACCAGATTTAGAAAAGATATGGCAGATGCCACAAACATAATGAAGCAATCTAAATCCGAGTTTGAAAAGAATAGAACAGCTGTTGGGACTTGGGGTAACTCAATTAAAGAATCCGAAGCGAAAATAAAGCATTTAAACAATGTTTTAGAAGCTAACAAGATGAGGGTAAAGGCTTTACAACAAGCACATGAGCAAGCTTCTAAGGCTAAAGGGAAAGATGCTCAGGAAACAAAAAAGATCGCTGAGACAACTAGGAACTTGTCTATAAGATTAAATAATGCACAAGCTGCTATGAACAGAACTCAAAACTCCATAACTCAAACAACCCAAAGGTTAAGACAGTTTGAAGATCAGGCTAGAAGAAGCGCTTCAAGAATTAATCAGCTTGGAGATAGAATGGAGAACGCTGGTAACAAGATGAGGAATATAGGTTCATCTGTTGCTATTACAACAGGTATCGCTTTTGCTGGAGTTGCCGCACCACTTAAAAATGCAATTGATACAGCCATGACATTTGAAAAGCAAATGAGTGGTGTTAAAGCGATCTCAGGAGCAACAGCAAAGGAATTTGCTCAGTTAAGACAGCAGTCGATGGAACTTGGGGCAACAACTGTATTTACAGCAACGCAAGCAGCTGAAGCCCAACAATTCTTAGCTATGGCTGGTTTCAAAACAAAAGATATTATGGCCGCCATGCCAGGTATGCTTGATTTAGCTGCTGCAGGACAACTTGAGCTTGGCGCTGCAGCTGACATTTCTTCAAACATGATGCAAGCATTTTCTTTAGAGGCCAGCAAGGCAGGACATGCGTCAGATGTAATTGCGTATGCTGCCGCCAACGCTAACACCAATGTTGAACAAATGGGTGAGGCAATGAAGTTCTTAGCTCCAAACGCCAACTCATTAGGTTGGGGAATGGAAGAATCAGCAGCTGCGGTGATGGCATTTGGTGATGCTGGGTTACAAGGATCAATTGCTGGTCAAGCCTTTGGAACATCTCTTATTCGTCTTGCAACTCCAGCGAAAAAAGCTCAAAAAGAAATCGATAAATTGGGTTTCTCATTCTTTGATGCGGCGGGCAACATGAAATCAATGCCTGAAGTAGTGAAAGAATTTGAAATCGGTATGAAAGGTATGACGAAGGAACAAAAGGCAGCTGCATTAAAAACAATTGTTGGTGCAGAGTCTTACAAGCATTGGGCTATCCTGTTAGAACGAGGATCAAAAGCGTTAGCTAAAAATACCGCTGAACTAAAAAAATCCGATGGCGCTGCTAAGAAAATGGCCACAACGATGTTAGATAACGCCAAAGGAAGCATCGTTGAATTTGATTCCGCATTAGAAGGTGCAAAAATCAACATTGCTAACGGTATACTTCCTAGCATCGGAAAGCTTGCGGATAAAGGAACTAAGCTTATTTCAATGTTCAATAATTTAGATAGCGGTACACAAGCAATTGTAGGCAAAACTGCTTTGTTAACAGCTGGGGTTCTAGGTGTGACAGCTGCTACAGCAACTTTAGTAGCTGGAATTGGAGCGTTGATGGCATTTGCGGGGCCTATAGGTTTAGCTATTATTGGTACAACTGCGCTCTTGGGAGTTCTAGGTGTTGGAATTTATGCTTCTGTAGAAGCTCATAAAAACCTTGAGAAACAGCAAGAGAAAGCTAGAGAATCCATGCTTCTGTATGGTGAAGGTGTATCTGAAGGAACTAAAAAAGCAGCAAAAGCTTATGTCGATCTAAGAGAAAAAGCAGAATTACAACTTTTTGAATTAACTCGAACTTCTGGTGCTGAAGCTAAGAAAATGTCTTCACAACTCGTAGAGACTTACTCACAAATGAGGAACGAGTTAGTCAAAGAACTTGAGCAACTTAAAACAGATGCTTTAGTTGTTTTAAAGGGTTTGTATGAAGATACTGATGGAAACGTAAAGAAACAAGGCGAAAAAATCACTGATAAGATGATTGGTGAAATTGATAAAGACGTTTTAGAAGCAAAGAACAAATATAAAGCCCTCAAAAAACTCCAAGAGGAAACAAATCTCGATACCTCTAAAATGAACGCCTCTCAGTTAAAGCAATACAATAATATCCTCAGCTATTTCGAACAGTCTACAAGCAAATTTGCAGCCAATCAAAAAGAAGCCATTGCTATGCAAAAAGCTGTTACAGCCCAACAAGGGAAATTGTCCTTCAAACAAGCGCAAGAATACAACAACAACATAAAGAAAATCTATGAAGAGGGACAGAAAGCAGCTAAACAAGATTTTAATTACCGCAACGAAGTAATTAATAAGCTTCATGCACAAGGGTATATTGAATCGAAAGATAGAACGAGCTTACTGAAGAAGAGTACAGCTGATTATAAATCGGCATTAGCAGAGAACACCTCTGTTTACGAAGAAAATTCAAGAGCATTATTCTCAAAAATGTCTGATCAAGGTAAGCTACTTGATTTAGAAACGGGGAAAGCTTTTGAGAAGCAAAGAGAATTCGCTTCAAACTCAATGGGTTTAGCAACAGAGATTGAGGAAAATGAAACCCGATATCAAGAGAGATGGGCGAATAAACAAATAGAGTTTTTACAAAGCCTCGGCCAATCTAAAGATAAGGCTCTTAAAGCTACTCAACAGGCGTTAGAAGACTTCTATCAAGGGTCAGGAATGACAGCTGCTGACGCTAAGGAACAAGCCGCAGAATTGATTTATTCTGTAGAGCAGGAATTAAACAAACCTACCAATGCAAAGGAAGCTGGGAAAAAACAAGGGCAAGAGTTTGTTGATGGTTTAGGATCCATTGAACCGTTTAGCGCACAAAAAGGAACAATTCTTCAACAAGCAGTAAACAATCAGCTTAATAGTAACAACGGTATTCCTAGACAAGCTGGTATTAACAAAGGTAATTCATTTAATGCTGGTTTAGGATCAACAAGGCCAGGTACAGCTTCAACAAGCTCTATTTTACAACAGACAGTTTTAAACGAACTTGGTAAAAACAACGGGCAAGCAAGGAACGCTGGTGTAGGAAAAGGATCAGCGCATAATGCTGGTTTAAGTTCTACAAAAGGCACTAACCAATCTACAGCAAGTTCTTTGAGTTCTAGTGTTACAAATCTACTATCTAAAACAACTGATGGTGGCGGTGGAACGAAAGCAGGAGTTCAATTTGCTACAGGTTTAAAAGGTCAATCAGGCAATGCTAGTACATCTGGTAGGACTGTTGCAAACAGTGGTAAGAAAGGTTTATCTAGCGTAAAAACAAAAAACACTGGAGCTGATTTTTCTAAGGGTTTTGCAAATGGCATCAGAAGCATGGGGGGAGATGGTGGAACGATATGGAAAGCTGCTTGGGCAATTGGTAAAGTAGCAATTCGATCCCTTAAAAGCTCAATAGACTCGAAATCTCCTGCCAAGAAAACAATTGCGGAAGGTGTTAACTTTGGTGATGGTTTAGTCATTGGAATGTCTAAGACAGCGGGTAAAGTTAAAGCTAGTGCTGCTTCAATGGGGAAAACCGCACACGGTTCATTAAAAGATGAATTGCAAGGAATGTCCATGAATATTCAAGGTGCAAAACAACAAATGTTAAATTTTAAATCTGAGTTAGTTGTAAAAAACGAAGTGGATACTCCTCAATTAAATAGAAAGATAAATGAGCTTATCACAGCTTTAAGCAGTGCTGGTGCTTTAGGTGTTGATACAGTTGGACAAGGACAACAGATAATTATTCAACCTGCGCCTATTACACTAGAGGGCAAAACAATTGGTCAATTAGCTTTAAAACATATAGACACTTCAAAATTAGAGAAACAGAGTGGTGCTAGGTTAGAAGATAAGGCATTTAAAGGTGGTGTAAGAGTAGGGGTATGAAAGACATATTAAATATTGATTTTAACGATGGTGAAGGAAGTCTCGGATTAAGTGAGAGGCTTCCTTATTTTAAAGCATTAAAATTCACTCCTGAATCAGCATCAATTGAACGAGAGACCACTTCATTTTCTAGAACGAATGGTGTCGTTCAAACGCAGCATCCAAGAGACATTACTTACAAAGAGCGAAAAATAACTGTTCAAATTAAGGTTGATTCAGGTATCGATGAAAACTTTTACCAACATAGACACGAAATTTATAGATTGCTAACTAGACCTAAGCCATACTACATATCTTCCTCTCTATTGCCCAATCGAAGATTTCTTGTAACCTGTGATGATTCTTATGAAATACCTAAAGTTGATAGACGTACTGCAACGAGCTTTAATGTTGTATTTACAGCGATTAATGGTTTAGCAGAATCAATTCATACTTCATCTACAATTCTGAATTTGAATGGTGAGAACTGGAACATAGGAATGAACATGGAAACGATTGATGATAAAAAATACTCATTTACCAACCAAAACTTTTTTAGAGTCTTTAACATGGGTGATGCTTACATCAATACTGTTAATCATGACTATAAGGTTTCATTCAAAGGGGCAGGGAAGAATATCTCGTTGATCAATCATACCACTGGAGAAATTGTCACTATAAGTGATGAATTGAAAAAAAATCAAGAGGTTAAGAATGTGCGACAGTATCTAGTTGTAGGCAATCAAAGGCTTAAAACATCTGGAAGGATGCCTGGATTGGATATTGGTTGGAATGAGTTTGAAGTAAGGAATTGTAAAAGTTTCAATATTAATTTCAACACAAGATTTTATTATAAATAGGGGGCTAAAATGGCAGCGAAAGATTTTATAAAGGATCTGTCTTCAGGCGCTCAAAAGGTATATAAAAAGTATAATGTATTGTCCAGTCTAGTTATTGCTCAAGGTTGCTTAGAGAGTGGGTTTGGTGAAAGTGGACTAGCTAAGTCTGCAAAGAATTTATTTGGTGTTAAGGGAACTTATAATGGCAAATATGTTTTGATGTGGACTTATGAACAAGATAAGCGTGGTAATGTAACCCGAATTCAAGCAAAGTTTAGAAAATACCCATCATATACTCAAAGCTTAGAAGATTTAGGAAGTTTATACACTCGTTTATCAAGGTACAAAGCAGTTGTTGGTGAGAAAAACTATAAGAAGGCTTGTCAGGCTGTCAAAGATGCTGGATATGCGACAGATATCAACTACCCTTCTAAATTGATCAATATTATTGAGACGTATAATCTGACTCAATACGATGATATAGCTAACGTGCCAGATGATCCCGATGTTCCTGATAATCCTGATACTGATCTACCCTTCCCGAGTAAAGAGGATTTGGGATCGGAATCTGAAAAAAATGAGAACCTACCTAAAGACACTTATTTTAATCAAATTTTTGTTGCTTCTAAAGACGGAAAAGACTTAATTGAGATCATTGGGACATCCATTGATATGACTGATAATGCAGAAGGGAAGAAAGATATTACCTTCAATCTCATAAGGACTACCGATAACCAAGCTGAATTTAATTTACTTGTTCCTGATAATGTTATATATCTCGATGAGAAAGTACACAAGCATCAAAAATATTTCATAACCGATGTTGACCTGAAACAAGATGAAAATGGCACTGTAACAAAATCTATTAAAGCAAGTCACGTTTTTGTATTACTTATTAACAAAAGAAATGACGATGTAAAGCCAATTACTAAAAAAATGAAAATAAAAGAAGCTTTAGATATTGCTTTAAAGGATACAAAGTTTACATACGTTTTGAAAGATAGTGAAAGCAAGTTTCCTGAAATTGAACAAGAGAATTTTGGTGATAAGAACTCTTCTGAATTACTGTCTCAAATTATAGAAGACTATGAAGCAGAGTTAGATGTTGATAACTACAAAATAATTGTTTATAAGAAAATGGGCAAAACAATTGACCATACATTGGATTCCAGAGTAAATATGAAAGGCATCAACGTTTCTTTCTCAACAAAAAATAGTACAACTAGAGCTTGGGGATATGGCGCTATGAAAGAGAATAAAACAGCATCAACTGATGATAAAGACAAAGAGAAGCCAAAGGAACCTGAGTATTTATTTGAACCTATCTTATATATTCACCCTGATGAAGATAAATATTTGTTAGACGGTGAGTATCGTTGGGGAGAGCCCTTGAAAGATGAAACAATTAAGAAGCCATCAACTATGCTTTCTAAATTGAAGAAACATGTAAATCCATTCCCAGAAATCACAGTTGAAATTGATTATGTGAATGTTTTCGATGAAGAACTATTAGATATTCAAGAAGAGTTTTGGAAAGGTGACACGCTACATATCATAGCTGATACTGGCTACGGTATAACCTATGAATCTGATGTTAGGCTCATAGAAATTCAATATAACCCCTTAAACCCCTATTCAAGCCCCAAACTAATATTCTCCAACACAAGAAGAAGCATTGTTGATTATCAATTAAATGCAACCAAAAAAATCCTTGAGACAAAAAAATATTTTGATGATGTTCGGTTAGCTGACTTTACATCTCAATAAAGGAGTGAAGGAATGACGGTAAGACTAAAAAAAGAATACCCAACGATTTTAAACTCTGTTTATCAAGCAGCGTTAAAGGGTGATATGGCCACTATTGAGAGAGCCTTAAATGATTTAGAGAGGATTATTAGTGATCACAAAAGCAGCTCCAAAGCTCACAGCTCAAAAAATATAAATCACGAAGGATTTGAATTAGCTGCTTTAGTGAATAGATTAAGAGCTAAAATGTCAAATTTAGCAACTGAACAAGACGGCAACAATATTAAAGAGTTGATTGTATCCAGAGTAGCCTTAGATGCAAAGATACTGGCCACGTTAGATGAAAGATTGGACTATGATTTTCAATTAACTCACAACAAAATTGATGACGCAAGAATGACTGTACCATTTAAAGAGATATTGAGAAAGCACAATGGAAATTTCACTAAGGCTATGAAAGAAGCATTGCAGCTGGGATTGCTTTATCCAATTTGGATTGCTATTCCACCAGGCAATTATACGATTTCTGAAAAGCTGACTATCTATAAAGATACACGCATTACATTTTCAGATGGGGTTTACCTAGCTAGAGAAGATGGATTTGTAGGATCAATGTTTGTAAATGGACAGAGTGGAGATATGTTTACTGGATACAATGGACATGGGAATATTAAAATTGATGGTTACGGTGAATTAGATAGTGCTGGAGACAGAGTGAAAGAACAATGCTCAGTCTTTGGTTTCGGTCATGCTAGAGGTATTAAAGTGTCTGGGATTACAGTAAGCAATGTATGTGGAGGTCATGCTTTTGATTTAGCAGGAGTAGAAGAAAGTGATTTCGATGATATTAAATTCGAAGGGTATGTGGACTATAAAGGAGACAGATGGTTTTCAGCTGCAATCCAGGTTGATTTAATGAGATCATCCGAAAACTTTGGATCATTTGGAGCATACGACAACACAGTTACACGAAAAATCAATGTAGAGAATTGTAAGTTTAGAAAATCTAAAAAACTTGGTGGTTATGCAAGGGCAATTGACTCTCACACAAGCACTGACGGTTATCTATATTCTCACATTAACTTTAAAAATAACACCGTTGAGGATACCACAGAATGGGCTGTGTCGGGGAACAAATGGCAAGACATAGCAATAGAAGGGAATACATTTAACAACTGCTATGGAGGCGTAAGAACACTTCTACCAGCTATCAATTCTAAATACACCCAAGACGCTAATGGCAATCCTACTAACCGTATTAACAAAGTAAAAAGACAAAAAATTAATAACAATACTTTCACAAACATCACAGAAAAACACGCAATTCAAGTGTATGGAAGAAAAAGCTATCAAACAATTGATGATGTTCAAATCATCGGAAATACAATTGATGGAGTTAAATTAAAGCACGGTATTCAAGTGTCAGACGTTAATGATTTCATTATTAAAGATAACACTGTAAAGAATACAGGACATCATGGAATTCTTGTTACAAGAAGTAGCTATGGTACTGTGGAAAATAACACAGTTAAAGATGTTAAGGGTAACGGTATACGCTTAGAAGAAGGATCATGTGATTATGTAACATCAAAAGATAATACCATCGTGAATACTGGTTATTCTGGTATTTCTGTTTCTGGAAATTCTAAAGGTTTTGTATCTAACAACGATACAGTTATTAATGCTGGTACTCGTTCTGTTTCTGGATCGGATAATGAATATGATGGACTTATCCTGATGACTGGGGTAAGTGATTCGAAGATTACAGAAATTCGAGTCTCAGGTAAGAAAATGAGACATGGTATTAATTTTACTAATACAACATCCAACATTACACACTATGGAAATAACGTTAAAGGATCAGGTTACTCAGATAGCTATAAAGATTCAAGCAGCAATCCGATTACCACACCTGCTAACATTTCTTAAAGGAGGGAACACATGCCTGTTTACAAAAAAGCACCAATCGAATTCACTGTAAACCCTTATAATCAAGGAGTGACTGGTACTAAAATAAGGTTTTCTACAATGGATAAAGGCACTGCTAAACTAGACTTTCAGATTTTCAAAGATGGAGAGACATTGCCTTTGTCTGCTTTAAAAGGGAAACTAACAATGGTCTTCGCTAACGGCTCAAAAAGAATGAGGGAAGTTACAATCCTTGATAAAGTGGATGGTAAGGCGGAATACATTCTTGATGATTATGAGATTAAGCAGTATGGGACAGTGAAAGCTGTCCTTGTTTTATTTTACAGTAATGGTCAAACAATGTCAGTTCATGAATTTACATTCAATATCGAACAAAGTTTAGTAGATCAAGACATTGTACCCCTAGCAGAATACTATATTGATGATTTTGAGACACTTAAATATGCAATAGAGAAAATGTCGTCTGAAGCAAAACAAACTTTAGAGGAGTTAAAAGCAAAGTTTGAAGAATTAGATAAGATCGAGACTAAAGAAGGCGCACAAGCTAAGGTAGATGAACACGCTAAGGATACAAATCTACATGTCACTGAAGCAAAACAAAAGTCATGGGATGCAAAAGAAACAACAACTGGTTCACAGGCTAAAGTAGATGCAGCACTAATAGCAGCCAAGAAATACACAGATGAAAAAGCTGAAACACCTGGAGGAGCGCAATCGAAAGCAGATGCAGCTTTGCAAAAGTCAAAAGACTTTGTTTCAGGATTTCAGAAAATGAAAATTACTGAAGATACTGGACTTCCATTGATTTCTCTAAAAGATACTTCTGGGAGTATTTTAGAATCAATAATAAATAACGGATTAGGCCAAGGGACGTTTTACGCAATAGCTAGTTCGCGAGACTTGCCTAATACTAGATCGTTTAGAGGTATGTACCATATGACTGATACTGCTAACAGTAAAGCAACTTATGGGTGGGTGTATGCTACAGATTTTTTAAATAATGTATTTACTAACTATTTAAACAACGGCGTGTGGTCAGGGTGGAAACGGATTCTAACTGATGATGAGTTAGGTAGTGCGTGGAATTTAGTAACGCTATTCAATGGAACAACTAAACACTTTTCTGCAAACCCGTTAAAGTATTCTATTCGACAGAATGTTTTATATATAAGAGGATCATTCGAAGGTACACCAGCAAATGACACTAATATTGCTCGATTTGCTCAAAAACCTTCTGCAATTACCACCTTTACTGGTGCGACAATAGGTTCATATGGTTTAGCGAGAATGACTTTTGCAGAGGACGGATCACTCAGATTCGACGGAATAAATGCAAATGATAACACGAAAGTGACACGAATTGAAATAAACGAAACCATACCGCTTTGGTAAAGGAGAAAAACATGCAAATTTTTTACTATGATGATCAATTTATGTATCTGTACGAAGATGTGATTGATGATGCGATTGAAATCCCTGATAACGCTACTGACGTACAACCGGTCGGATTCTATCTACCTAAATATGATCCTAAGAAAAAGTCTTGGAGTGAATCAGCATCCAAAGAATACATTGATAGTTTACAGCCAAAACCACAACCTTCAGCATTAGAAATTATGGAAGAGCAAATTGCTGAACTTTATTACTTACTGGCAATGGGAAGTGGTGGTGATCCATCATGATTGATTGGTACAGCAGAATCAAAAGTTTTTATGAAAGAGGTACATGGACTAAGGAAATGGTGTACAACACTGTAGCCGCAGGAAGAATTACTCCTGAACAATATGAAGATATCACAGGTGAGCCATACGAGGTATAGGCTTATTTTTTATGCCTATGAGAAAGAGGTGATTATAAATGGAAATGGATTTGGCGCAATATCTAATGACACAAGGGCCATTTGCGGTGTTGTTTTGTTGGGTGTTGTTTTATGTACTAAACACAACCAAAGAGCGAGAAAACAAACTTAATGAACAGATAGATGCTCAAAACAATGTACTAGCAAAATTTAGTGAGAAGTATGACGTAGTAATAGAAAAATTGGATCGTATTGAAAGAAACCAAAAATAAGAAAGAGGTATTATTACATGAAAAACTTTGATAAAGGAACAGTAATTCGAACAGTGCTTCTGTTAATTGCACTTATCAATCAATCGTTGATTATGTTTGGTATGCCTGTTTTGCCAATTGAGGAAGATCAAGTCACTTCATTGGCTGAAACTTTATACCTTGCTGGTTCAATGGTCTTTACATTGGTAACAACACTTACAGCATGGTTTAAAAACAACTATGTAACTTCTAAAGGGCATTTGCAAAAAGAAACACTCAAACAAAAAGGACTAACAAAATAGAGGAGTAGATAATATGGCAATTACAATTAAAAAGAACTTAGTAGCATCATCTAAACACAGATTAAAAGCACCTTACTCAATGAATGCAAAATACATTACAGTACATAACACTTATAATGATGCTCCTGCAGCTAATGAGGTTAATTATATGGTCGGTAACAACCAGCCTGTATCATTCCACTATGCTGTAGATGGTGACGGTGTTGTACAAGGTGTTCCAGTTGATCGTTCAGCTAGACACACAGGAGATGGAGAAGCAGTAAACTCAGGAAATAGAACATCAATCGGTGTAGAAATCTGCTATTCAAAATCAGGTGGAGACAAATATAAAAAGGCTGAAGCAATGGCCATTAAATTTATCGCACAACTTTTAAAAGAACGTGGTTGGGGCGTTGATAGAATCCGTAAGCATCAAGATTGGTCTGGAAAGTATTGTCCACACCGCATTCTTGCAGAAGGTCGATGGGATTCATTTAAAGCATCAATTGAAAAAGAGTTGAAATCAATCACAGGTAAGACTTCTTCAGCATCAAAACCACCTAAAACTACCTCAACAAAAACATCTTCTAAACCATCCTCTAAAGCTAAGTACACGCTTCCTAAAGGCATCTTTAAGGTAAGTACACCTATGATGAAAGGAACGGCTGTAAAGCAAATTCAAGAAGCGTTAGCTGCATTATATTTCTACCCAGAAAAAGGTGCTAAAAACAATGGTATTGATGGGTACTATGGAGCAAAAACAGCTGATGCGGTAAGACGATTCCAGTCTATGCATGGCTTAGTACCTGACGGAATTTATGGTGATAAAACTAGAGCAAAACTTGCATCATTATTGAAGTAAATTTAACAAAACTGTTTACAACGGTAAATAGATATGCTATAATTAAAGTATAGAAAGGAGGTGCTAACGTGGACGAGGTGAGAAATTGGATTCTTTCTATCGCAGGAATTGCAACCATTGTCAAACATATATACGATATATGGACAAAGGAAAGCGAAAAGCATAGAAAGAATAAGAAAAAGCGCTCCCGCCGAGCAAGCAAGAAGCGCTAAGTACTATAGAGAAAAGGGGAGAAATCCCCTTGCTCTCTATAATAGTATACTGCAAATTAGTGTATCAGTATACCACAAGTACACACGTCCACAATAATATGAGAAAATACTTTAAACACTATAGCACAGCTGATTTTGCGGTTATGTTGATCTTGATTGCTGGTATTGTTGTAATTGACACAACAAGCCAGGGTATTTCAGGAAAAATTGCAAATACTGTATTACTAGCAGCCGTTGTAATCACCTTGTTAAAAGGATTAATAATGATGTGGAGAGAGAAAAGATGAACGAACATGAAAAAGTTAAGTTTATTCAAGAAGAAGTCTTAACATCTTCAGAAGCTTGTGAGGCACTTGATGTTACTCGGCAACGTCTGAGTGCCCTCATTAATTCTGGAAAGCTCAAACCTGTTAAAAAGGTTGGTACAGTCGCTTTGTTCTTACTGCAACATGTACAGGATCTTAAAAAAGAATTAGAAGAAGGGCGAAAGAAATACCGTCCTTATGATTAAACTTAATAAGTATTCGTTTTTTCTTCCAAGATTCGTTATACTACTACGGCTCCTATTAATTTAGGAGCTTTTTTTACGTTATAAAAAAACCACCTACACATAAATGTAAGTGGTCATTTAAACAATTTCCCCAATAGTCTTCCTGTTGCCTTTCCTGCGGCTCTTCTAGCTATTCTCTTGCCTACTGTACCCTTTTGAACAGCATTCACATCACCAAGTATCTTAGCTGATTTATAAAGCGCAGAACGGATTTTATTGATCTTCATGTACATTACCCCTTTGTTTGATGTACTGTTAATACTTTTGCTTTAAGACTCTTCCTTTACAAATTCAACAACTTCTTGAATGGGACAATCTAGGTATTCACAGATTTTCAATATAACAGCTAAAGAGACAACTTCACCTCTAGTCATTTTTGCAAGTGTGGAGCCTGAAATCCCTAAATCTTTTTTTAAATCTTCTCTGTTTTTATCTCGTTTAATTAGAGTGATTTCCATTGGTTTAAAACTGATTCTCATTATAACTCTCCTCAGTCGTATTCTACACTTATTATATCACAAGTCGAACCTTAAAAGCGAAAAATCGAATAAAAAGAATAAAAAGTGTTGACGAGTAAAATTATATAGCGTATATTAAGTATAACAAGTCGAACTTCAAATAAGGAGAGTTATATGAAATGTGTCAATGTTGTGCAAACTGAATTCAACACACAAGAAATAAACAATCTTTACTCAGCAATCATCGTTAAAGAAGGTTATGCAGTAGGGGAGTGTGATGGCCAGATTGTTTTAGCTGAAATCACTCAACGAACTGATGGTAACTACGATGAGGGAACGATCTGGTATATAGGAAGAAACGTTCCATACGCAGACTTAGAAACGCTTGCTGAGGTCGTTACACATTTATTGAAACAGATAACACTGTGGGAAGTCTTAACCGATTTGAAGATATTAGAACCGAAGAATCAAGAAACGGAATTTGATTGCATTATCCTTGATCCAACTAAACCAATTACAAAGGGGAAATGAACATGTTAAACAATGTTAATCCAAACTGGAAGCTATCTGTAGGTCAAAGAGTACAAACGTTATACGGACTAGGAACAATTGAAGAAGTACATAGCAATGATCAATATGGAGTCGCTGATGATGAGTACAACATGCTTGATATTTATGGTCGTGAAGAGTTAGCTGTAGTGGGTTTAAATTAATGGGGAAGCTATTTAGAAAATCATGAGCACATTAGGGCTATTCCTACTGCTCATGATCGTCATTTCTAGCTGATTAGAAAAGTGTTGGCGCACTATCTAATCTGATGGGTTGGTACAAATCCCATGATACCAGCCCATTCTAACTTATTTTTAATCTATATTCAATAGGGTCTGGTTCATAGTGAACCAAACCTCATTTAAACATAGGTCGTACCCAAAACGTATACGACCTTCATGAGGTCGTCTATTTTGTGAGGTAAGTAAAGTTTACCTCATCTAACTGAATAGAATCAGTCTATACTCCTGGATCAAGGTGTTGTCTTTAGTGATGCCTATTTTAAGGGTAAGACTGTCGTGGAATGCGCTAACACACGTTAAACTTGAAAGGGTAGTGACTCAGCCGATGCGATAAATGAGGATAGGATACCACTGTGCTTCCCTATTTGCACATGTATCTGAAAGGCGAAAGCTGCCATTAAGTGCTGTACGAAGGATGGGTGTATCGTTTCTGACGATGCAGGACAAGCCACAAGTAGGAGAACCCAAATCTGGGGGCTGATGAAACTGTTAGGGACACTTGACACAGTAGGCTTGTTTGGGGAATAACCAACGGCAAATAGGGTGACACATACGGATACCATAAGCTTGATACACTATCAAGATGATCAGTCGCCTGTCTGAGTTTGTTTATTTTTTTACAAGCAAATTCAGGCAGACAACTTGTCCAGCCGTTGTCCATTGCTTTCAACCTATCAAGCCAAAAAGCAAACGACAAGTCAAGACTAATTGTGAAAATAAATGCGACGACGTCGTCGTATATCAAACAGGAGGAAAACAAAATGGATTACTTAGGTTTACTGTTACTATTTGTGGCATTAGCATACCTCACTACATCTTATACAGCATATAGAGAAATTCGAGAGAAGAACGTAAAAGTGAGGTTTACTATTAACAATGTTTTTTACTTTTTAATGATCCCAATTAGAGTTAGCAGCATCAACTTGAAAATGGCATATCGCTTTTATAGAGGAGGACGAAGAAAAGAAGCAAGGTTGCTTTTCACTTTGGCTACCTACAAAATATCATCAGGGATAGCAATCTACTTAGAGATCATGGCTCACTCATCTATAGTAGGAGAAAATGAAATGATTTAACGAACCCATATTTGGGGCGGTTGATTAGAGCACCTGTCAGTATGATAGGAACACTATGCCGGTCACCACTATCATTTTAAATGATGATATTAAGCAAGTAGCTGGACAGGCCATATTTGAGATTGGCAGACGGTTGAAACACGTGAAAGAGAATGACTTGGTTCATGGTGAGTGGATGAAGTGGTTAGAATCAGTAGAAATTGATACATTCCAGGCAAGCAGGTTTATAAAAGTGTTTGATAATCTGAGTGAGTCAAATTTGCGCCCGGGCGCAAATTTAGGTTTAAAAGCACTATATGAAATCGCAAGTTTCCCAGAAGGAAGCAGAAATGTTCCTCACCAAATCCCATCCACAGGCGTAACAAAAACTGTAGATGAGATGACTGTACGTGAGCTGCGTGAAGTGAAGAAGGCTTTAAAAGAAGCTGAACAAGATAAAAAGCGACTGGAACGGGAGTTAGATGAAGCTAGGAACATAGATCATGATGAATTGATTGAGGATTTGAGTCACAGTGGTGTCACAAGAAATGTTTTTACTAATAAGAATCACTCAGTATAAGGTAGGAAACAAAATCGAATGAACCTTTATGTACCAAGGGTTAGGACGATTATTTAGAATGTGTTAGAATTAGTCAGAAAACGTGTCTCGTCCTTGACAGGGTAGAGGTCGCTGGTTCGAGCCCAGTCGGAATCATCNGGTTAGGACGATTATTTAGAATGTGTTAGAATTAGTCAGAAAACGTGTCTCGTCCTTGACAGGGTAGAGGTCGCTGGTTCGAGCCCAGTCGGAATCATCGTTTAAACCCTTGCCTAGCAAGGGTTTTTTGTTTTTATCTTTCCACATAAAACAAAGATTTCGACTTGTGGGGCCATTCTTTCAAAAAAAGTTATGAAATTGATCAAATGGTCTATTAATATTTAAATTAATTTCCGGTTTCGCTACGAGCTGTTTTAAACACATCGAATTTATCAGCTGTATCTTTATCAACTTTTTCTGTTACATGACTATATGTGTCAGAAAGAACTTTAAGGCTTTCATGACCAGTTCTTTTTTGGATGGCTTTCATTTGAGCACCAGCTTCAATAAGAAGAGTAACCATTGTATGCCTTAGATCATGAAGCCTTATTTCTTTTATCTCAGCTTTTTTTCTAAACTTATCCCATCGAGCGGTTGGAGTTGTATAGTAAAATGGTTTTCCGATGCCGTTGTGGAATAAAAATTCAAATGTACCGCCTTCCCATTCTTCACCAACTTTCATTTTTTCTTTCCTCCACCACAAATAATATTTCTGTAAATCTTCCATATACCATTCAGGCATTGAAACGAAACGACTTTTTTTGTTTTTAGTGGCTTTTATATACGCTTCTCCATTTTTAGTCTTGGACAAACTGCGGCTTATATTCAATCCTCCTTTATCCCAATCAACGTCTTTCCATTCTAAAGCCAGACCCTCACCTCTTCTTGTACCGGCAATTAACGTTGTTAAAAAATACATTCTCCACCAAATAGGCTCTAATTCATATAGTTTAGAAATGCACAAAGCAGCTTCTTCTGAATCAAAAAATCCCATCTCTTTTTTTCGATTTTTGGTGGTTTTAGTCCTTTCATAGGGTTCTCAGGAAGGATCGACCACTCATGAACAGCAGTATTGAAAATTCTATCAAGAATAGAATAGATATCTTTTTGCGTAGCAGAACCTAAACCGCCTTTTTTTCCATCTTTTCTAGCACCGTCAAGGGTAAGAGAATGCATTAAATCATCAATTTTTTTGCTATTAATTTTACCAAGTTCCTTATCACCTAGAGCAGGAAGGATATGATTTTTCATGTGTTGCTTTACTACATCTAGCTTAGTAATTTCATAAATTTTGGTTGCCTTTTTCTCAAGCCACTCATCAACGAATTTTGAAAAAACCATTTTCTCAGGTGTAATATAGGCACCCGCTTGAACCTCAATTTCAAATTTTAGTAACTCTTGTTCTAGAAATTTTTCAAGTTTCTTGGGTTTTTTCAACAATGATTCATCTGTTATTTTTATTGGCTTTCTCACTTTATTGCGTTTACCGTTTACATACTCACCCTCAGTGGTCAAACGGAAAGTGTATTTACTTCTTTGTTCAATAGTTCCCATTCTTAACACCTCAATGATATTTGATTTTGTTGTAGTATAGGCCTAGCCTACGTTTAGCAAATTCGCAAGTCACTTTGAAAATATCTGCGACAAGTAGTGCTGCTTTGTTTTGATCAGCGGGTAGGTTTAAATTTTTCAGCATGAATGTCGGAATGCAGAAATGGTATGAAAAATAGTTCGCCTTGTATTCTTGGTATTGTTTCCATTGATGTGGCATCACTGCATTGTTCCCACCTTCAATCAAAATGTACCAAAGTTCATGCGCTAGTTCGCATCTTTGTTGAAATGGATCTGATCTACTATCAATGCTTATAACATAGACACCGCATATCTCAGTCATACAGGTTCGTTTTTCATGTTGCACGATGAAAATGTTCATTTTTCGGCATAATTCAATTATTTCTAAGTCTGATGGCGATGTAATCTGTTTACCTCTTAAAACCTCCCGATCCAGTCTTCTAAATGGCTTTGAGTATAAGTGTTTAACATGTGAAGCATCCCCTCCAAATTTACTGCATTAACACTGGATAAAAGTATGGTTTAGAATAAATTAATTGAGGCTAACGACTTATTTTCAAGTGAAAAAGAACATTCATTCTGTTTTTTGTTCTGAAAAATAGCCCAGTTTGAAGGATCTTAGAAAAAATTTCGATAAGTTATCAGAGAAGATGGACCTTTTAAAAAACATAGACGTGCTTTTTATTGATGATCTATTCAAATCAAGAACAAATGAAAATGACGAGCTGAAGACATGGCCGTTTCTGCAAATGCAAGAAATCATTAATTATCGTTATCAACATCAAAAACCGATCATGCTTTCATCTGAATTTTGAGGACTTCATACAAATGGATGAAGCATTCGGCACACGATTTTTCTCAATGTGTAAGAACTTTGCTGTAACGATTGAGAAAAATATAAAGCTAAATCATCGGTTAGAAGGAGCGTTTTAAATGTGTGAACCATGTAACGGATCGAAAGTCGTCATAAACGAAAATACTTTCATGGCGGGCTTCTTCCCTTGTCCTGATTGTAACACCACAGAAAGTAAGCAAAGCCTAAAGCCAGTCATCGAAATGTTAGACAGAATGTTAGTCGAAGCAAGGGCGTTGGAAGGAAAGACAGCATGAAGACGATGGCAGCGCTAATCACTATCACTTTCACAGCTAGATTCAGAGAAAGGAAGCTCCTGCAATGGCTGCGGGATGACGGGAGGTTGACATGATAATAGCATTTACAGTTTATGGCGAGCCAGTAGCGCAAGGGAGACCAAGAGCGTCTACAAGGAATACTGGAAAAAGAAAAATCGTTATGCATGATCCGCAGAAATCAAAAGATTTTAAGCATTACGTGGCTTTAGTTGCTTCACAACATAAACCAAATCAACTCATAACGGGACCTGTCTCAAAGGATATCAGAGTATTCAGACCAATGACAAAGAAAATTTCAGATTCTAAGAAGCAAAAAGCATGTGCTGAAAAAGGAATTCTAAGGCCCACAACAAAGCCGGATGTTGATAACTATTCAAAAGGCATTAAAGACGCATTAAACAATCTAATTTACAAGGATGATAGTCAAGTAGTGGAATTGAAAGTCTGTAAGTTCTACAGCGAAAATCCACGAGTCGAAATTATTATTACTGAATTGGCGAACTGAAAAGGAAGGCGGGTAGAAAATATGAGCGGAAAGTCTAACAATCCGTATACAGCGGGGCCGGATGTCACTTGGAAGATGACCAAAGAAGAGCTAGAGGCGTATCTAGCAAAACATCCTATCGTTTACCGAGAAGAACTAAAACCGTCACCAACGTTCCAGATGGATAAAGGGGCATAAAAAAACACCGAAGCCGCTGCTCCAGTGCTAATTAAATCTCACACTTTAATTATAACACATGGAAGCGGGGCGGAGCGGATGAAACCAAAAGAAATAAAGGATTTTGAAACAACCATTCATTAGAATTTAGAACCTGGGAAGGTCCGCATCATCGTGATTGACGGCAACGAAGGTACAGCCCATATCACAGACGCACCTGAACACGGAAAAACAATCATTCAAACTGCTAAAGGTTATTTTGCGAGAGTTGACCATGAGATAGGGTTCAAGGTGAGATGATATTAGAATATTAGTTTCGAAGTTTAAGTTAAAAGATTTAGTGATTGTTTTTAGGAAAAGTAATGTAGACACTGAAGTATATTCAGTGTCTTTTTGAATTTTATTTTAAGTGCATCTATTTATAAAGGGAAAAATATTACACTTCTTTTGAGAATGCTACTTGTTGGTATGACTTGCAAGCCTCTTTAAAAAGAAATATTTTTTTATTTAACACTACACATAGTTCCTTTGAAAAGTCATTTAAAGTGTTTAAATAACTATCTATCTGTTTATGAGTCATGTTGGGACTCTTATCTTGATGTACTATATTATTTCTTTGATTTGTCATGTTATTGATAATTACATCCATATTAATTTCTTCTTTATCATCTAAGAGAGAGTCTTCTTCATTATAATAAATAGTAACTTTATCAAAAATATCTAGTTCAATATTCTTGAAAAGTTTTTGTACCTCTTTAGATCCATGTTTACCGTAGTTAAATTTATTAGGAATTTTAAGAGGAGATACACTATTCTCCTCATTGGACCATAATATAGATAATTCTTTAAATACTTCGATTTTTTCTGGATCCTTATTCGGATGTTCGATATAATCCATAAGTTTTTTAAGTAATACCGCTGAGTGCGTTATTTTAAGTTTATTTGAGAGTACAAGGTTTGTTATATTCATATCGTTTATGGTATCAATATATTCAGTAACTATATCTTCAAGAAACACTTCAAATTTAGCGGTAAGAAGCAATAATGCGCTCTTTATTAATGTTGCGTAGCTATTTTCATATTTTTCCAGTTTTTCAGCTAGTTTTGTAAGTATTTCAACTTCTTTAAGTGCTTCAGTAAAGTTTTGAAAGCTTTGCATATTCATTAGTTTACCCCACTGTTGACATAGTACTTTCCATTTTAGAAATCCAAGAACTTAATCTATATTCTAAAGCTTTTGTATCTGATGTCCCTTGAGTTACGGATTTGTTGAAATCTTGATCAGTTAGTATCTCTTTGTAATTTAATAATATTTCTGCTTTCTTTGCTTGAATTCTTTCAAATGTATAATTTTGAAAACTAATCATTATCACATCCATAATGGCTTTGTTGATTTTTGTTTCATATCCATCTTCGTTCAATTTTCTAAATGCTTTGTCTCCAAAAACTTCATACACAGAATCAATCACACTATTAAACTTATTTTCAAGTTGGTGTAATTTCACTTCAGAGATATCCTGATTTTTCTCAAAATAACTGTTTAAGTATGTCTTTGTAGCACCTTTGTAGCCTTCCATATTATTATTTAATTCATTATATCCTTCAGAAAAAGCTAAATATCTTAATATCATTTCTTGATCAGTCATTCTTTTATGAGGCTTCTTCAACCCTAAGATTTGCATAAACTTAGGGGTATGTGTTAATTTTTTCAAAAGCTGATTTAAACGCCCTCTATACAAGCAATTTCTTAGTTCTTGTTCGTTTAACTTTACTGCTCCAGAATTTAGTCTCATAAAAATATCGTATTTAATTTCTGGATGAGAGTCATTAAATATTAATATTGTTCTCAGATTACCATTTTTCAAAACTCGACTAGCTTTAGAAGGAAGTTCATCATATTTTAGATTATTAAGTTCACTTAAAACTTTTAAGCCCTTTAATTTAAATTGATTGTTAATAAATCGGTTCAAAGCTGTAAGTCTTTGTAAACCGTCTACGATGTTCCATACGCTATCTTTTTCTTCAGAAGCATAAATAACAGGAATGGGGATGTTAAGTAGTATAGATTCAACAAGCAAAGAACATTTATTTGTATCCCAGATGAAGTTTCTTTGGTATTCAGGAGTTAATAGGATTTCTTTATCTTTAACCATCCTTACTAAATCACTAACACTTTTATCATAAGCTTGTACTCTTAATTTCTTATTTCAGACGGTATTTCATTTATTTGATCTTCAGATTCATCTTCGAATTCTAAGGAAGTATCATCGAATTCTTCGACTTTTTCATCTTCAAGATAATACAAATCATTCATTATATTTCCTCACTTTTGTTTTTTTGTTATATCTTTCTAATAATAAGTCAAAAATAAACATTAGGAAAGTAGTAATGAGAAAAAAATCAAAAATGTTATTCTTCTTAGAATTTATTATATAATCAAATTAAACAATATATTGAGTCCAAGACGGAGAGCCTGAGGACACTGATCAACACCTTTTAGGGGTGCTGATTGGTGTCCTTTTTTTATTTCTCAGAAAGGAGCAGCCATGAAGAAGGAAAAGCCTAAAAAGAACACGCAGAAGCTCACTGATAGAGATTTAAGAAAGCTAATGGGGCAAAACATGCAAAGACTGAGAAGAGTCAAAGGCGGGGCGTACAAGCGTAAATAACGGGAGGGGAAACAATATGAACAAAAAAGAGATTGAAGGACTCATTCACAATTATCACTGGATGGCGAAAGAGGTTCAACGGCTTCAACGTGTTTTATATGGCACTGACATACCTATGCGTAGCTGGGGCGTTGCTCAATACGGCATCGAGGCAACATTGCCAAAGGGGAGCAAAGGAAAGAGCCAAGCTGAATTACGTGACATGGATATGAGGGAAGAAAGATTGTTTAAGAGACTTCGAAAGTTTGAAGAACGTGTATATGCAATAGAGGCAGTCAGCAAGCAAAATCGAAGGTGAAAAGCACAGGGTGGTCTATGACTGCATGATGGAAGGTATGAGTTATCGAGCCATTGGACTTCACTTGGGCCTGTCTCGTGAAAAGGTACGGCAGATGAAAGATAATATCATCGACCAAATATGCCAATATTGCCACTTTGTGCATATCTTGAAAGACGAAAAATCCGTAGTGTAAAATGGAAGGCAGGACGGGGAGGCACAATTTTCCCGCGTCACCAATTCTTATTTTAAATAAAACTATGATAATCTTAAGTTACAAAATAAGAATTGGATGTGAATTACAAATGAAACTAGAATCTCAAAATATAAGTGAGGCTATCATTCGTAACTGGGGCCTTCCAGAAGCTTTATTAAGTCATAATGAAGATATTGAATTTAGATTCTCTGATGAAGGAATGAAAGAAAGTATTAGGACGGGTTATCACATTAATGACATGTCTTGTAAATTTTGTATATATAATGTAAGAGAGGATAAGCCTTTATTCAGTATGGATTTTCACGAAAAATTTTCTATTACGGAACGTTTTACTAAGACTTATGATGCTCAAAAAAACAGACCATTAATGCTACAACTAATACATGTACATGACGGCTCTTTAAGGAAAGGAGGAATAGCAACATTTTATATTGAAAAATTGATTGAGTATGCTAAATCAATTAAGAGTGATCATATTATTGTTAATAAAGTGAATGCAGAATCTCCAGATTTCAGAAGTGATCAAAATAATGCTTTGAAGCAGGATGAGTTAAAGAAATTCTATAAAAAGTTTGATACTCCTGAAATGCCAATAATACTAAATTGATTTTCGTTCGACAAATTTTGCGAATAGTTCCATGTGCTCGCTTTCTGCCGATATAAAGGCGGGGGTGATAAAGGTGAATTTTGAATCTAAATATTTAGTAAGATGGGGACTCCCTGGATGGGTGTTTATGATATTTATAACCCTGCTGTATTTAATAAACAAACCAGAGTATATACCCCAAATTCTAAAGTATAAAGGTTTCTCGCTAGTAGGTTTTACTGCACTAGCAGCAGCACTAGGATTAATTTTAGGGCATATCATTCATCAGATTAGTTTGTTTTTCTGGTTTGTAATTCCAGAATACAGAAAAAGAAAATGGTTAGTTTACTTTGATAAAGAATTTAAAATAGATAAGCGAATCATTGAAGAAGAACTTGGGAAAGGAATTAAAAACATATACAGTTATCGTTTAGGGCAACTACATGCGAGAAGAGGCTTACTTACAAGTTTAATGCTGTCATTTGTGACTATAGCAGTCCTCTGTTGGACAGATTTAACCTTACTCAGCGGAAAAACGATAATACTTGAAATTGGTAACGGTGTTCTAATAATGATTATGCTGATAAATTATCACTATTTTGATAGAAACCTAGAATATTTTATGGACAGAGTAAATGAGTTTAAAAAACAAAGTAATTCAAGTGATAACTCTGAACAATCTAATAATGAATAAAATGGCGCCTCTATTATTAAGGTGCTTTTTTTGTTCCTGTAAACTGCTTCCGGTGAAGAATCTCTATAAAAAATATCGGCTTAAAGGTAGAGTGCGGCGGCAGTTTAGAGTGAATAAATTAAAAGGGGGTAAGTTGATATGCAATGAAACTGACAGAAAAACAGAAGCGCTTTGCTGACTACTACATCGAACTAGGAAATGCTACAGAAGCCGCTAGGAAAGCAGGATACAGCTCTAAGTCCGCTAAATCAATCGGTCAAGAGAACCTGACTAAACCTGACATTAAATCCTATATAAAAGAGCGGTTGGATGAAAAGGATGCTGAAAGGATAGCTTCACAGGACGAGATTCTTGAGTTTCTAACTGCTGTCATGCGTGGAGAGAAAACAGAGCAAATACCTGTTGGCTTAGGCGAAGGCGCACAGCAATTAGAAGATAAAGACCCTTATCTAAAGGATCGTGTAAAAGCAGCTGAGCTGTTAGGGAAGCGTCATTCTATGTGGACAGATAAAGTTGATATGGTGGGAAATGTTGGCGTTCGTATTGTTGATGATATAGGTGATATCGATGACCATGATTAAAATATCGGAAGTGCTGGCACCGGCATTTCATGAGTTTTGGAGATGCAGGAGAGCAAAAGAGCATCTTCATTACGTTATGAAGGGAGGCCGTGCTTCTGGCAAATCGTTTAGCGTGGGTGTTGGAGTAGTAACAGACATCATTGAATACCCTGTTTCCGCTCTCGTGCTGCGTAAAGTACAGAACACGCTTGTTAAATCTGTTTTCGCACAAATAAAGCAAGCAACGGTAACGCTGGGTGTCTCTCATCTATTCAAGTTTGTTCCTTCTAGGTTAGAAATCACATACAAGCCGAGAGGGAACAAGATATATTTTGCAGGGGCTGACGATCCTGAAAAGCTCAAATCAATCAAAGACGCTGACTTTCCAATAGGTGTTATGTGGATTGAAGAGCTTGCAGAATTTAAGTCAGATGAAGAAGTAAGCACTATTATGAACTCGGTTCTACGTGAAGAACTAACACACAAAACAAAGCCGGACAACCCACGTAAACGAGCACAAGTATTTCTAAAGAGAGGTGCCTATATGTAATTGATGGCAATAAAAAAGACCTTCAAACCAAGGCCATTAATTGAATTTCTTTTTTAATCCCTCCATCATATCTGCATCATAAAAAGATTGTAAAAGCTCATCCACATTGATTTTTTTATCCTTCTTGCTTAGAAATTGATTGATGATCTCTTCATATTCTTCTCTAGTGTTTCCTTCAATATCTGAAAGGTTTAATTCTTCACCGAAGTGTCTAATGAACGCTGTCCTTGTTATATCATATGCCTTTTTGTTTTCTTCTTCACAGGTGCAAAATGCTCCTGAGAGAGTGATGAGGAATTGAACGTCTTCATCGTCTAAACCATTGGCTTTTTGGAACTGAATGAATTGATTTTGTGACATATATAGTCACCATCCTTTTATCTAAAGTATAAGTAAATCAGCAGTGAGAACGATGTATTCAACAACAAGTCCGATTGTATCAGCTACACCTGAGTCTATATGTTTTTTAAGCTCTGCAGAAACAACCTTTCGAGCCCTACCAGCTGCATTTTTTGGAGTATCAATAATTTTTTCTAATTCTTTAATGATCTTGTTTGCATTTTTGACAGTACCATTTACAGCTTCCTTTCCAAAACGTTGCTGTAAAACCCATTTTGCCCAGTCGTTATTCACTAAGCCTTTAATTACTTTGATTGCTGCCTTAATAGCCGCACCCTTAGGGCCATTTGTAGTAGCAAGTGGATCATTGTTAGCATTCTCAATAGCTTTAAATGCTTGAAGCAAGGCCTCTTGTTTTTCTAATGGTACATCTCTTAAAGCAAGTTGTTTTTGTAGCTCAGTAGGATTGAAAGTTACTGCCAAATTTTCTTTCTGTTCAATCTTTTCTGCTGCATATGTAGCTGTTGTGGGAATGAAAACTGCTGCTGATATGAGAACTAGCAACATCTTAACAAAAAACTTTTTCAT